TTTTTAATGTATTCAGAAATCTCAACATTTTTCAACAATCTTTGCCCTATGCTATATGCCGTTTTCTCTGAGTAACCCACCTTAATAGCGGATTGTGTTGCGTTTCTGCTGATGATGTACTCATCAGCGAAATGTTTCTGTTTATCGTTCATTTTCCATCACCACTTTTTTAAAATCAAAAAAGCCACACGATGTGTGACCTTTTTAAGACCTCTCACAGGTTTTGCAGGAATCGAACCCACGATAACAGTTTTGGAGACTGTTGTGTTACCGCTACACTAAAAACCTCTTTTACTTTAAAATGCAAGGCGACTACTACCTTGCGTGTTAATTAGAAATAAATTTTCTGATTTATTTTTGTGTAGTCATTAACGGCGATGTCCGGAATCGAACCGAAAACTTGAAAAACATAGGAGAGAAAATCACTTTACGCCTGTCACCGCCAAAACGAGGCCGAAACCTCGGAAATAAAATGAAAAATATAAGGAGTTATCAGTGCGCTTACCGCCTTCAGCTGATAATACTATTTTAGCAGATTAGAACTATCATTTACTATCGTTATTATCAAACATTTTAGACATTTTAGCTAACGCTCTACCTCTTGTTCTTTGGATAGTTGCTGGGCTACATCTTAATTTTCGTTCGACTTCATTCCACGTTAGGCCATTGATATAAAGCAACCTCATCACAATGTTTTCAAACGGATCATCAAGAGATTCAATCGCTTGAATCATCTCGTCACGTTCACGATAAATCGACCTAATTTCCTCGTACAACTGTTCTGACTGGTCGATAATCGATACATTCAAATCTTCAGTCTTATTCTTGTTATCTCTAGCTTTAGGCATCGAATCAAACGTCTGCCCTCGTAAGATACTAGAACGCAAACTAATCAATTCTTGATGTTTCGACTTAGCTTTTATATCGATATACGGCAAGGCTTTTAATCTCTGTTTAATATCTACTGTCAATCATACACCTCGATTCCAAAGAATTGACAAATGTCTTCTGCCTCACATTCGGAAATTTCCAAACCTCTCTCCCAATAACTTATGATTGTTGAAGAATACCCTAAATACTTCGCTAATTCTGTACGAGTAAGTCCTTGTTCCAAACGTTCTTTCTGACGATCACTTGGTATCAGACCTCGTTCCCAATTTGAAAATGTCCTTGGACTAATACCAAATTTCTTTGAAGCTTTTCTTAAAGATAGACCTTTACCAATTCTCCATAATCTAATCTGTTCTGAAAAAAATTTACTATTCTTCATCATCTACCTCGATCTTTATCACTTTCCTGCCATTCGGATATCTATTCCAATAAGATTTCCAAGAGTAATATTTTATTGACGCTTCACTTATCCCTGTTTCTTCGCTAATTTCCTCAAGTGTTCCTAAAGTCACGAACGTATCACCTTGATACAAAGCGTACTCACTCATGCTCCATCTCCTCGATAAGCCAGTCAAGGTTCTTTCTGGCTTTCTTCAACCACGCTCTAAACTTCGGTATCATGCCAAATCCTCCTCTTTGACAAACGTACCGTCAATCCAACGACCCTTGCGGTCTTTGATTTCTTGGTAAGCCAGTTCAAAACATTCTTCGAAGCTATAACCAAGTGCTTTGCTGATTATCCTTAAATAGCGGACTGCATACATCAGATTATACCTGCACAATTTCTTGTCTGCTAAATCTTGCGATAACTGAAACTCGCTAATGTGAACATTCAAAGATTTAAAACACTCCATAACTTCTTCTTCTCTGAAGATTTCAGAATCCTTGAAAATCTCCTGCACATCTACCTTAATCAGCAAGGCCAGACCGACAATCACAACTGCACAATCTCCAATGCTGTCCTTAGTCAGTTGCTCATTCTTCTTGAGATAGCCTGCGCATAACTCACCGAACTCTTCGCTTAATTTCAATGACTGCTTATCCAGTCGTCCACCATTTTCAAGGTCACGGTCAATAAACCATTGTTTGACTTTGTCTAGTGTAGTCATCTGCTTCATTCCTCCTTATCTAAAATCCATGCAATATAGACACAAATCAGAGCAAGCATAATGGAATCTGCCAAATTTCCTCTCACTCCACCTAAGATGATAATTTCAAGTATCTTCCAGAGATAGTCCAATACAATAAAATGGACAAATTGGGTTAAGAAAAAGTTATACTTCCCATTAAATCGAACTTTCACAATAACACCTCATCCCCAACTTTGATTTTCTCAAACTGTTCTTTCGTGACTACAAAAATTCCATAATCTCTGATAGTCACTGTATACAACTTCCCATGTCGTCCTTTCTCGACGACCTTGCCAAATATCTCTGCGCCTGCGTTATCAGCCTTATAGACAACCATCGGCTTCTTTTCTTCCAAATCTCGAATCCTGTCCATCTGCCAGATGTTTAATCCAGCAGATAACAGAATCCAGATAGCTATGAATCTTTTCAATCTGTGACCTCCTTACTCTTCTTCATCCATAATTTCATTAAACTGCTCTTCGTTAATAAGTCCACGGTCAATCATTGTTTGGACCGTCAATTCAATTTTTATCAATCTGTTCAATTCTTTGTTAGGCAACGTAGCCATAATAACTTCTTCCATCACTCCACCCCTTTTTTGAAAGCTATATTCAACCATAGATTGTATTTGTGCATTTTACGCTCAATTTTTTTAGGTATATTCCTTTCAAAAACAATAAGCGGACCATCTGTGTCTTCTGTATCTGAGTAATTTATGATTTTATCTTTTGAGTAACAATTTAAAAATTGTTTTCCAAAATGGTTGCGAAAAGATATTTTGAATATTTTCTTTTCTTTGTAACAACTTTTAATCATTATTCGTCTTCTTGATTTGTTTAATGACATAAGTCCACCTCCTCAATCTCAATCCCTGGGCAATCGAATACCCAGCCGAATCCAGCTTCTTCTTGTTGTTTTGTCGCTTTAACCTTCACAAAATACCGCTTCTCTTCCTCAACCTCGTAGCCGAATTGGTGCATGTTGACGAGAATTTGGATAAAGTTATCTGTATTCGACATCCAGTTAAAGAGAGTCTTGTCATTTATAAATTCTCCCCAATTATTCAAACAAAGATATGCAATGTTTTTATCTAAATTATCTTTGTTTATCTCATACCAAACCGCCACAGACAGCGGAACTTTGACTGGTTGCGGTTCGTCTAGTTGTTTGATTAGATCAATTGCAGTTTCGGTCGGAATGCCTTTGATTTCAGCACCAAATATGCTCAAATTGTAAATCCCAGCTTCTCTAAACTCTTTAATCAATTCCTGTTTATTCATCTTCCAACTCCTCCACTTTCTTTCTTAATGCTTTATTCTTTTTCTTCAACAAATCACGCTCCAGCGCTCTAATCCGTCTCTTGCGTGAATCGCACGGCTTCGAATACTCGACTATCTTCTCTTCGTTTTGCTCTATCGTGCGTTGATAACCTTTTATCAATTCCTTTTTGTCAAATCCCATCAACTATCCTCTGCAATATCTCGTGATACTCATAAATCTCTAATTCAATTCTGTAATTCTTATTTCCAGACTTGCCACCGTGCATGAACTCAGTTGACACTATCACGTTATAATTATCATCTGTCCAAATCTTTGCGTCCGTCAAACCGTCAAACAAAGCCTTACTTGTAGGCGACCAGTTCGGCGGGTCATATTTCCGATTTGTCGGAGGATATATCCGAACCTTAACCTTGCAAGGCTTGTCCTCGCTGTAAGGCAGCCCAAAGTAATCTCTCAGTACATTGTTGCCCTCATATTCGGCTAACTGCCGTAAGAACTTAGTGATTTTAGCTTTTTGATGAAAGTGAGGTCTGTCGTTTGCGTTGATTATCTGTTTCCTGTTCAACTCAAATTTCAAAATCAATCGTTCTTTCATGTCTTAGTGAACACCTCGTTCAAATCTTTAACGTCTTCATTATGATTGAAAGGTTCGTAAGCTAATCTTCCGAAACCTGCCTTATTCGTGCTTGTCGGTGTGTCTCCTACCCATTTCAAGTGAAGTGACATACTGCATCCACGACAGTTAATTGAACAAGGCTTTAGTTTTGCGAATCGTGTATAGCATATTCCACAAAACGGACACTGCACATCTACTTTTATTAATTCAGTCATACTTTCCACCAAAACCCCACGCCTGCCAATTTGTGAGCGAGGCAAGCGTGAGTGAAATTCTTTGCGTCATTCGTCCAAAAGTCACATAAGTGTCACTGACGCATTTTCTAGTTCGCAGTTTTACAAGAATGCACGGCTTGTTGATTTTTGAGTTGTTTCCAAAATGGAAATGGTTGGTTTATTTAATCAGTTCATCCAATTCTGTCTGCGTCAACGGCTCAATTCGTTGATAACCTTGAACAGTGTAATTTTTCTTGTATTCAAATCCCAAATCCGCAAGGCTATTCTTGAAATAGTCTTTTTCTTCCGTGTCAGCGAAATATACTTCCAAGGTCATTTTTTGGGTATATCGTTTTAAGCCGTTTTCAGCCCCTCTGACGGCTTCTTGTTGGTTTTGGGATAATTGCCCACCGTCTAAGATTTCGCCTGTCTCTGGGTCAAATTCTTGCGTTTCCTCGTCGATATGACAGCCAAGGATTGTTCTAAACTCTGGATGTTCATCTTGTTGTTGATCTAAAACTTCCTCACGTTCTCGATTAGCTCGCTCTTGAGCCAATCTCAATTCTTCCTTTTGCTTTTCAAAAGCGTAGTCTGCCTTGATTTGCTCCAGCACTTCAACCAAAGTCATATCTTTCAGCATTCGAATATATGGCTGGTCTGTCATTCCGTACTCGGCACATTGCCCTGAGATTGCTGAGATGGTTTTCTTGTGCTCTTCTTGCTTCTGAAATTCAAACGTGATCATGTCGTCAAGCGACTTCATCGTAACTTTCTTGAGTGTCACACCGTCAGCCATGAAATCGCCTGCCTTGATGTACTCAAGGGCTTTCTCGTCAAATATACGAGGGTCTAGCATGTATTCTGACGCCTTGTTTGTGATGTATCCCTTGACAGTATCCAGTCTGAGTGCTTTCTGATGATCCTCAAACTCTTTGACATCTTTCGCAATCTTTTTGATAACACCGTCCAGCGGTTCAACCTGCTCTGTGATGTATTCATTGAAATCGTCAGCTGTTTTTGACAAAACCTTTTTGATGTTGATACGCTCGTCAGATATCTGCTTGAATAGCTTTCTGAGATCAGCTAGTACCTGCTTATCGTCCTTGATGGTCGAAGCGGTAACTGTGTAATTTTGGTACTTCGTTACCACTTCTTTAATATTTTGTTCAAACAACTCACGGTCTAAAATTTCAACCTGAGCTTGAGTTACACTTACTTGTAATTCTTGCATGTTGTCCTCCTAGTATTCAAGTTCACCATCTAGCAACTCTCCTTGGATTGGCTCCTCATTTTGAATAGGCTCAGAACCTACATGATTTGCCTCTTGCTCTTTGTTAAATTGCTCAATTTGAGCCATCTTGCGTGCTACGACATCCTCACGTCTTTCTTGAGGTGTGACATCTTTGATACGGTCAAATGTTTCGCCTCCGTCATCCTCTGTGTACATATTTCCTAAATCCTCAGGAAAAGCCTCTCTGAGAGCATTTACTAGGGCTGTTTTTCTAATCATTGTAGCTGGCATAGAGTTCCAGGTACTTTGTTTCTTGTCATATTCCTCACGACTAACAAAGATTTCAACAGGTACCTTGAAATTTTTGCGGTACACTCTGGCCCATCCACCTATCAGTGTATCTCCTGGAAGCATGATTGCCCCTTTGCGTTCGTGCATAACACCCTCGCTATCTACAGCCACTACTCCAGCCTCAAAGCCCTCATAGTCTTTACATTGAGCGGCACGCTTTAAGAACGCCTCTTTAGAGACAATTAAACTGAACTCTGTGCCCCCATTACGGTTTTTATAAGCTACAATGTAGACCTCGTTAGCAAACGGGTTAAGATTGCGACCTTTACATAAGGCTAGCGCCTGACCTACTTGTTTGTCAGTCAATAGGTTTTGTGGATCAAAATACTTTTTGATGTCTGCCCCAGTCAATGAACTGGGGTCAGTAGTGATGTCACGTTTTGTCTGCGTTGATAATTGATTATTATTCATTTTCTTCTTCCTTTCGTCTTCTTCAAATTCCAATTTTCACGTTTTATTCGTCGATTTTCGTTTTGCAATTTCAAAATAATATTTTGTTGTTCGTTGATGATTTTCCCCAGCTCGAGACCAAGATGAATATATTCAGCTCGCCAGTTATCAATTTCTTCGTGTAGCTCCTGAATCATATTTCATCACCCACGTATCGATACTGCCCACATCCAACATAGATGTATTGGCTTGGGTCAAGTTCTTCT